GCAACAAAACAGTGGTCCCATTGCTTCAGGGGCTTGTCTTCACCTCTCTTTGAAGCTTTAGAGTCCCAAAGATAGTTGCGGTACTCTTTAAGCGTCTTATCGCAGTTAGCGCATATTTTGTACGTTCCATTGGTTAAAAGCTGTGATTGAAACCGTATACCAGGTACTACATCGTTTACAGCGTCTATCACGTTGTGTAGGCCATTGCGGCGCAGCTCTTGTTTAAATGAAGCGGCAGAAGGGTCAATATAGATTTTCTTCACGTTATATCCCCTTATAAACTCCACCAAGTCCAGTGAGTAGTCATAGTCTGACTTCTGCCTTAGCTCTTTCTTAGAATCAAAGTAATATTCCTTTTCTAACCACATGTTAGGGTAACTGCCCGAGTTATAGCCTATAAGAGTGAATACACAAGGATTGGTAGTGCCATAGTCAATGCCCACAATATAATAATCAGCCTGGGAAACGGGCATTTGGATAACGTGAACTTCGTCTTCAAAGAAGTCATAAACAGCTCCATCAGCTTGTACCCACTCTCCCATAATATATCTTTTGTACCAAAGTCCCTGGTACTCTGCCGATAAGTCGGCGATATACTTCTTAGATAGCGTGGGGTTGTCGTGTATACTATAAGAAAAAACCTTCAAATCTAGCTCATCCCGTCTATCCATAAAATCAGTCTTAAGCCAGTGATATGGAGAGTCTGGGTTAGTAGAACAAAAGAGCTGAGAACCTGGTATTGAAAGCCTAGATAGCAGCATTTTAAAGAAATTTTCTGGAAGCAGTGTAACTTCATCAAGTAAAGCCCCCGCAAACTCAGATCCACGAATTTTAGCCTCAGCCCTATCATCGTTGGCCCCCACCACATACATTGTCCTATTGTAAAGCGTTACCTCACCCTTTCCTATTGAATATTGCACTGCATTTCCCACTAAGTCTTGTAGCGGTGATATAATGTTTCTTTTTATTGTCTTATCTGTTCTTCCACATATAATTAGTGGCCCTTTTGGGCCGCTTCTGCAAAAGTCTAGCCACTTAAGCAGCCCTATAAAAGACTTGCCAGCTCTAACGGGGCCTTCAAAAATGTTGATACGTGCCGTAGACTCTCTATAAGATTCAATTTGCTTATTGCTTAGGCTTGTTAATTCCATCTGTACTCACTTGTTTCTACCTTATATATTGTAACATCGTCATAATAAAATACTTTAGCTCATACAGCACAGATAACATCATGTTTTTAGCCATATAATTATCCTTAAACACTTCAATTACCGTCATAAGTAAGACTATATTCCACACCACACGTATTAAACCCATATCATCACCTTCTTTTCTTAAAGAATATAGCTCTTTAAGGGGAATATTAACCGTTCTCTTTCTTGAATTCCTCGATAATATAGTGGCGCTTTAGGTCTAGGTAGTCATCCCACCAGCCGTCCTCGTCGCTAGCATATAAGAATTGGTTCGTCTTAATATTGTGATACAGGGTAAAGAAGGTATCTTCCATGCTGTCCATTTTGTCGGAATATTCTTTAAGTCTTTTGTCTGTCATCCTCTTAATCTTTCCGAACTCCAACGACCTACTGTTTAATGTTTTAATAGCTTTGCTTAGTCTCTTTTCGCTAGCATTCAGCCTTCTAATAGCTGTCATAAAGATATTTTTAACACAGTCATTTAGGTTGCCTTTAGTCACCGCTTCCGATCTCTTTAGTCTCGCTCGCTTCACGTTTGGTTTCTTTTCTTCGTTTTCCATAATTTCCTTTAATTAAATTAATTTGCCCACTGAGAGAATCGAACTCCCGTATGAAGGTTACAAATCTACTGTAATACCACTATACTAAGCGGGCTTTCTTCTGTTTTTTCTGCCATTACCAGCGTTTTTTCATAGAGAGCTTTGCGTCAACGACTACGTAAAAATCATGTACATTGCGTCAACGACTACGTAAAAATCATGTACATTGCGTCAACGACTACGTAAAAATCATGTACAAGAAGCTAGTTTTTTTTGTCCGTTTAAGTGTTTTTTCATAGAGCGAACCCTAAACGTTTGCCCTAATAACCCTAAACGTTTGCCCTAATAACCCTAAACGTTTGCCCTAATAACCCTAAACGTTTGCCCTAAGTACTTTTCCTCTTGGCTCTTTTATTATATAGGCGTTGGGAGCGTTGAAGCTCTTTTGCCATTACTCTAAATGCGTTATGAAAACCATTATTAACAGGCACATAGTCTCCAACAAAATTAACCAAAAAAGCGTCTTCGACTTCCCTTTTTATTAATTCTAAGTTAAATTCTGAGTTAATTAAATCCTCAAGTTGCTTAGCCACTTCTTTGTCTTCTGGGTCGTCTGGTATTATTTTAATCTGACACATCAAGACTACCCCCCTCTTTCCACCCACACCCCTCAAAAGCAGCGTCGTACTCGGCTTTAGTCATCTGTAGGTAAGTCAGCTCTGGCTTCCTGCCTGATTCTGGGGCGTCGCCCTCTACGATCGGTTCTGCTTTAATCTCTCGAGCATTGCGGTAACACTCTAGGTTGTACTTTTCATCGTTAAGAAGGACCATCAATATCCAATCCAGTGCGTCAATTAACGGTCGCTTATTATCTAAGTACTGTGTGATAATAGGGGCTAATTTAGATTGTATCTCTTCCGATGTGCATATTTCCCTAATCGTTAGCTTTGGAAACCTTTTATCCATCTCGGCACAAATACACTCTAATGTATGCTCTCCGCATCTATCGCACTCTCCAGACATTCTTTAACTCCTCCTTGAACGGTTAAATTCACCAGCTATTCCAAATAGAGCGGCTGTGTTAAAAATCGTTAAAATTAAAACTGCTATTAGCATTTGATTCCCTCTTCAATTTTGGGCTTCTTAGGTGCGTTCTTTTTAGCTAGGTCAACAATAGCCGCAAAGTCTTCGGCACTCTTGACGTGGTGCATTACGCTCAGTAAGCTTGCTAGCGATCCGTTGAACTCTTCTTTGCTCCTCGGTTGGTCTGACTGGCCGTGTTGTTGTTTACCTACCCAAATAAGCATCGTATTATCACCCTGCATAGCCTTGGCGTATTGCTTTCCTAAAAGCTTACACTTACCTTTGTTTCTCTTTTGTTGCATATAAGCTGAAAAAGTCATACCCTTCTCTTTCTCGCAACGCTTGTATAAAGTGTCTGCCACCATGCCAATAGCATTCGCAATTTTAGTACCTGTGCAACCCGCTTCTAAAAAGAAATCTACTTCTTCCCACTTTATCTCAAACTTAGGTCTTCCTGTTGGCTCTGGGGGTTTTGTTCTCTTTCTAGCCATCATTTAGCCCTCACTTTCATTGAAGCAGCAGGGAACAAATCAATAACGGGTTGGAGTTCCCTTTCTACTTGCCGTAGATCGTCTTCATTATCAAACTTTATGTTGATAGAGAACTTCTTAGGCTTTTCTTGTGGTATTATATCTGTGTGAAGCTCTTCTTCGGTGAAGCCTGCATCTATTAAGATATCAGGTTCCCATCGATTAGCGAGCATATCAAGGTCGAAATCCCCGCTGATCTTATTAAGGCCAATAGTTAGCTCTTTGGCTTCTCTTTCTGAAAGTAATCGGGAAGGTAGAGCAACAGCAACTTCATCAATGCCGAGTGATCTAAGCATTTTGACTCGTTGGTGGCCTCCGATGATAGTTCCATCGGGTTGCATGACGATGGGCTGGCATAGACCGAACTTACCAAGTGATCTCTTAAGTTCTTCTGCCCTCTTTTTGGAGAGTCTTCGTGGGTTGTCTCCATTTTCGATGAGTGCATCCGTACTCCTCTTTTCAAATGTCCAATTTATTTCGCTCATATTTTTCCTGTGGTTCTGAGAGGGTTGTCCCTAGGTCAAATAAAATTATTTACTTGCTCTGCTCTTCCTCTGTTTTAATTTCCTTCGCTGCTTCTTGTTCTTTTAGCTTTTCTTCGGCTGCTTTTCTCATTTCGGCTGTATATTCAAAGAAATTGTAATACTTAACGTTATAGAGAGGCACGCCTATACCAGAATTTCTTGGCTCATCTATGTAAGGTTTGCTTTCAGACATAGCCACCAAAAACTTGTCCAGCTCTGTTTGGTTTAGCAGTAAGTCTAGGTTCTTATTGTCTATGTAGTAAATTTTTAATAGGTAATCCATCTTTTTTCTCCTTTAGTTTAAAATGGTATTTCTTCTGTTGATTCTTCTATTGCGTCCTCGGCTGCTGAATGCTTGTCTATCGCATCTTTGACCATTTCGCAAAACTTGTCCTTATGCGCCTTGAGCGGGAATCTAAGGTGCGGATAGTATTTCTTCTCGCCACCCTCTTCCACGACTCTAGAGGGGAAGTTAATCCACCTCTTACCGTCCTTTTGGTGCAATGAAAGGCCGCTAATCTCCACTCCCCACTTAGGAACAAATATCGTTGCAAGACCTAAACACGTACTTTTATTAATTGCTGTATATCTAACACATTCTATCATTTCTTTCTTCCTATTAAGAGGTCAAGAACCCTATCCAGCCATGGCTTCTTCTCTTTGGCCACAAGCTCGGAGTGTAGAGCGTCATGTAGTCCCTTACATTTCTTTTGCCAAGCTTTAAGGCATTTCTTGCACCAAAACCTTGACCAATCCGAAGAGCCGTTAGTAAAAAAATACTCTGTAGTTGCGTAGCTCTTTTGACAACACGCACATTGTTTGTTTTCGTTTTCCATATCTATCTTATTACCCTTTTTTGATCTTAGGTTCTTCAGGGAGAGGCATCCAATGGGTTACGGCTAAAACATCATGGCCATGAACGCTTCTATATTCTTTTAACGTCCAGTGCGTGTCCCCAGCTACGTTGGTAAGGTAAGCTACCATTATCCCTAAAGTGGCCTCATTTATTAACACGTAGTCGGACGTTGTAACGCTTATCTGCGGTAGTTCTTTGTCTACTGGTATCCATTTCATTTCTTCTATCTCCTGCGGCGGCTCTGGGGGCATGTCTGGTATTGGCATCCATAATATAGCAGTTCTTTTTAGTTCTTCCTCACTAAAATAAGTGATCTCGCCTTTCCGCATCGGCCTTTCTACCGCCCATACACGATCGAACGTTTCAGGACACCCATAAGCTAAAAAAAACATTCCTTGGCTATCACAGGCAAAAAAAACACCAACTGTAGGTGGTAAGACGTCTTTAACGCTAATCCATTGGTTTTCTTTAAGCCATTCTCTTTTTACGCAATCACAATAACCACATTCAGTACACATTGTACTTTTACATTCGCTACAAGCCCCGTCTATATTTTTTGTTGGTGAAATTATTTCATCCAAATGTTCCCAATGTGTAACCTCTAATATCTCTCCTTCTGAGTCTTTTAAATACCACCTTTCGTCGTCACGATATTCAGCTCTGAAAACAACAGGAATCTCAAAAATACAATCTGGCTTAATGATCTGCTTTTTAGCATATATTTTAACTAACCTTCCGTATTCAGGTAATTCATCTTCTACGCTAATTCTTTTCATTCTTTCACCTCAAATTCACCCTCTTTTGCTTTTCTTTGCTCTTGTATCTCAATTGCTATTTCCTCTGTTGGTGGAATGTGTATGTCTATTGGGGGACTTAAACTTATTCCCCATCCAAACGCTAGTATTATCGTGTTAAATAGAACCATATTACCCCCACTAATGCTCCGAGTATCAATAAGGCATGATACCATTGCCAAAATCTAGTAAACATAAATCTATCTCCCTATTACTTCTCTATCTTTGTTATTTTGTATTCTTAGCCTTTTTCTTTACGGACTTTGATAGGCTTATTGCCACTGCCTGCTTTTGAGGCCTTCCTTCTTCCATTAGTTTTTTTATGTTTGACTTTGCTACCTTCTGGCTTTTTCCTTTCTTTAAGGGCATCTTCTAACTCCTTCTCTCGTTGTTGAAGTTGACTCGTCTTTGCGTCAACTGAATCTTGGCGCATTCTTGCGGCGTGTCTTTCTAACTTAGCCTCTAAATCGTCCTTGTGGCTCTCGGTGCTGACACTTGAAATAGTCATGGTGTCCATTTGATCACTCATTACATACTTATCTTCATCGTTAAGAGGATTAAAGCCACCTTGACAGCCCAAACAGATACCCGTTGCATTTAGTTGCACTATTGCTTTACACGTCGTGCATGTCATCCAGCTATTCATTATTCATTTACCTGTATTCTGTACATTCAATCACTTTAAAACCTTCCGTCGTTTATAATTTCTGAAATTTGTTTGATTTTAGAGAGGGCCTCTATATCTATGCCTTCAAAGAACTCTTCTAGTTCTGTTCTGCTTTTTCTTGATTCAGCTAGCGTTTGGTGCATAAAAGAGGTTTCATTTGTAAGTCTGGCTTTCATTGATTTGATGGCGGTGTTGGTGTTGGTGATTTTCGATTTTAGATCTAAAACGTCTTGATTCAAGTTTTTTATCTTTAATTCTAACAACGTTATGTGGTCGTTTCTTCGCCCGTCTAGTTCTTTTAATGCATTGTTCAGGGCGTTTGAGTATACGCATTCTTCCGACGCACTCATTGTGCTTCCTCTTTATAAAACGCAGGCAATTCAACCCAATGCGTTACGTCTATACAAATAGTTTCGTAGATTTGTGGGTTATATAATCTAAAGACGTTATGGTTTTTATTATAAAGCGCTATAAGCTCTCCTCCCCACCTTGAGTTTATGACGTAACACACGATGTCGCTATCGGGAAGTTTGTCGTTTACGCTAATCCATTTACTCACTTATAAGATCTCCTTTAATAAACGATTTTTCTAAAATACTAATTACACTCTTAGCGAAGTCATCGGCGGCCATGTCGGGAAACTCTTCCGTATTAAATTTAACTTTAGCTCCTCCCTTTACAGGGTATATCGTCATAACCTCGCTTTCTTCTTGTAGAAATCTAATAGAGTGGTCGTCTTCGTCTTCTTCGTGTTCTTCTAGTATCTCCTTCAAGCTATACTCCAGTTTAACAACGTCTTCGCCCCTTCTTACGCTTACGCTAATAGGATCTTTTAGTATAATACCGTCCTCCATTAGCTTTTCTATATAACAGTAGAGGCATCTACGTATTACTGGATCGTCCTTTTCAATTAAAAAATTGCCTCCGCAAATAAAAGGGTCTGCCGTTCCATGTTCTCCAACCCTTACCCAAATCTCACTCGACATCAAATACTCCTGATTCTGATATTATCTCTCCAATTCTTTCCGCTAGGTTAATCTCTGCTATTGTGGCGTCTTCCTTGTATTGATATTTTTGAATCTAAATTCTTTTCTTCCATTGTCTTTCTCCTTCGGTGGTTTAAAAGAATGTACCTTTCCACACTTTACACACATAATTTCTGTAGGGGGTGTTAAGGTCATTCGAGCGTTTCCACTACACCGCACCATCACATAATCGCACTTATCACATATTATTTCAGTCTCTCTATTAAAAAGTTTGCTCATTCCCTTTCTCCTTCATTCCGTCTACTGAAAAGTAAACGTGCGTTCCGTCCTGATCTTCCTCTTGGTATACTCTTACCAACTCTCTATTAACTAGCCCTAATCTGTTGGCTTTTTTAATTATATAATTTAAGTCTTCTAACGATAACTTTTCTTTGTATGTTATAGCATGTTCGTTAATCACGTGGTCCTCCATTTGAACTAGAGTTATCTCCACCCCTGGTTTATCAGAGTAGATCTTTTGTGAAGTTAAAGAGGCTACTTGTGCGTCATCATCGTAAGCTATTTTATTTAATACATCGAAATAGAATTTACAGATATTATCAATATCCCCAGTCCTTGCTGTAACGAATTTCCCAATACTTCTTTTACGGCGCTTCTGAGACCATGATTTAGGTATAGGGCAAGATATATCTACCTGAGCTGCGATAGCGCCTTGTAGGGCGTTTAAATGGCCTTGTTGACTAAATTGCTTAGCGAACTCAAACTTCATTCCTCTTTTCTGCTTAGATTGAGGATCATATGCTATTCCGTTGGCCATTCTGTGGCGCTGTTTAGCAATTGGCTTCCCTGAGTGACAAAAATTCATCTAACGTCTTCCTTTAGTAGCTGATTTAAGTAATACTTCATGCTAATAATTACTTCAACCCTTTTTAACTATTTCTTATTGTTATTAATGAAATCATTTAATTGATCCCAAACTTCTCCATATTCTTTGCTGTCTACTAGGAGTTTTAACACCTTGCTTTCTTTATAACTGCTGTCCTTGGCTCTTCTTAAATATATGTGTACCATAAAAAGAACCCCTTCTTCTCCACTACCGCTTTTGTAAAAATCTCCCATTTCTATTAATCTTATTTCGTCATACTTTACCATATAAGTAAGTCCGTTTGCTTTATTATCTGTTACTTTTAAAAACATTAATTTCTCCTATTAATTTCTTTTATAAACTCCCCATGAGTTTAATTTGTTTGTTATTATAGTTTTAAAGTTGAATTCATTATAAGAGATAGGTTCTACAGCTGAGTTTATCTTTACTTGAGCGCAGTAGTCGCTTTCTTTTATTTCTCTTGATGTATCATTAAATGAAATCCCTCTTAATAATGCTTTTAACCATATCCTGTTGGTTTTTATTCTTTCTTCTTTAGCTTTTACAGCGTCTTGTTTTATGTCTTCCTTAGACTTATGATTCATTTCTATCCAAGCTCTATCAAATACTTTTCTTAATGTCTTTGGACTCTGTATGGCTACTGGCCAATACCTTCCTCCTTCTTGAGAAGACCATTGTACTACCTGTTTAATCTGCTCTGGAGTTCTTTCGTCTCTTCTAATCATTAGGTCTATTTCTTTAGCCCACTTTTCAATATCAGGTCTCTTTTGGTTCGGGTTCTTTTTCTTTAAATCATCATATAAAAAAACAGCAAGGAAACGAGCATCGTCAGATGCGACCTCTTCTTTATTACTTATACTATTAATATTCTTATTATAATATTCGGCATCCTGGTGCCTTTCGATGCGGCATGAGCTTGCCGTTCGAAGCGGCATCCCTGTGCCGTTCGTAGAAATTATTTGAGAATAGTTATTATAGGTGTATATTTTTCTGCTCCATTTCATTCCAACTTTAGTTGTAAACCTTTGTATTAGTTCATTGTTCTCTAAAGCTTTAATTCTATTTCTTATTGACCTTTCCTTGCAGTTACACATTTCTGCTAAATACCTGTCGGAAGCGAAACAAAACCCCTGTCTATTTGATAGTGCATTTAACCTGCCGAACAAAAGAATTGTGGCGTCGTCAAGATTTTTATTGTCAGCGACGTGCGCTGGAATTATGAGGAATGCGTTATGTGTAGCGTCCTCTTTTTTGAAAGTTTCTTCAGCTTTCTCTTGATTTAATACTTGCTGATCATTATTATTGCTTGACATAGTGACACCTCATTGTTGTGTTATCATTATTATTGCTTGACATAGTGACGCCTCATTGTTGTGTTATTATCGTATGACATGGATTGATCTCCTTGTTGTGGTGTTATTTTTGTTGGAATTCTTTAGTAGCATATTGAGTCCACATGCACAAATTACTTGGTCTCGCAAGGGGCCAGTATCTACACTCACGTGTAGCTCGTTGGGGGAAGAAGGTGGTTCTGATTCCCTCATTTTTTTTTCTGTTTCTCTGTTTTCGTTAATCATCTTCATGCTCGTTGGGAATTAACCACACTATTCTTTTAAAATATTTTTATTTATTAGTCATTTGTTTTTTTTTATTTCATCTGGAACTCTGGTCGCTTTGTTGTCCGTTAGTTGTCTAACTGCCAGAGTAATATTTTTGGGTACTTTCCGCACTCCTTTCATATATCTATACAAAGAATTTCTTGTAATTCCTAGCTGCCGAGCGAAGAAATATAGCTTTATTCCTCTTAATCTTAAATATTTACGTAAGTTCATAAAACCTTTGGTTACTTTTTAGTTGCCTTTTAATATGTAATTTAGTATATTTGTGATAGAAATTAAAAACAAGACAAGTTACACAAAACTAAAGGCTGGAAGGCCAAGGGTGATGATGATGATGAAAATAATAACAAAAGAAATAGACAGGCTACTGGAGGCGGAAGGTAAGAAAGTACAGCATGATATAAAAACTGGTAATACAAGTTCACAATTAAATGTTGTGTGTCACCTATTCCATCCGTTTTCAAATATTGACTGGTATTTAATCGGGTACTCACTGAAAGGAGATAAAGATTATGTCTTTTCATTAACAAAAGGATTTGAATTGGAATATGGCGACATATATTTACCAGAGCTTATTGAATTAAGAGTAAAGATGTTGCCCGTAGAAAGAGAGTTGGTTTTCAAGCCTATTGATGTTAAAGAATTATATAAAAAGCTAACCAACCAAGAAATACTATTTTAAAGGAGAAGATGATGATGAATAAAAATAAAATACTTGCTACCGCTGAGAAATACTTAGAGGACCAATTTAAGTTTACTTCTGGTCAATATGCGGAGTACAGCTTTAAGGAATATTTTGAAAACGTACGCGAGTCATATTTGGAAAAGATGGTTTGCATTAAATTCTTACAAAATCTTTTAAACGCATATAACGTAAACATAAAAGAATTTTTAATAGAAAAAGGAGATGATGATGAATAAATATGAAGTAAAATTTGGAATCACAGAATTTTTTATAAATGAAGTGGTCGCAGATAATAGAGAAGATGCAGATGAAAAAACAACGATTGAATATATGGATGGAAAGATTATGAGAAATTATGCTCCTTCAGATTCAGAAATATATTCAATATTAGAAATAAACCAATAAAGGAGAAAAAAGATGAAAATAATAAATGAGAATAAAAAAGAGGTTATAGTTAAACAAGAAAACTATTTAACCGAATTAAAAGACACACAAGCGATGTGTTCTTTGCTGATGAAGACACCTTTTTATGCAAAATTAAGGCCAGAGGGAATTTTTGCTATAATACAAACAGCGAAGTCACTGGGATTAAACCCACTTCAAGCATTACAAGGCGGCTTGTATTGTGTTAACGGCAAGGTCGAGATGGCAGCTAGGATGATGGGGGCTTTAATCCGCTCTAGAGGTCATAGTTTTACAACCTCTCAAATGGATGGCCAAGTATGCGTTATACATGGCAAAAGAGCTGACACAAACGATAAAATGACGGCTTCATTTTCAATAGAAGAGGCCCAAAAGGCGGGCATAATTAAGGGGGCGTGGAACACCTACCCACAGGATATGTTATATGCAAGGGCATTATCTAGATTAGCAAGGAGACTATTTCCAGACGTGATCGGTAATTGCTATGTAGAGGGCGAGATAAGCTTAGCCCAAAACATCACTGAGGAAACCTCCTATAAAGAAGAGGAATCCGATATTCAACCTGCAATTGAGGCGACACTAACAAAAGATCAAGTAGACGAGCTTGAGGCTGCACTTGATATGGTCCCTGAATACAAACAAACAATAATGGAGTTTTTAGGAAGAAAGGATATTAAGAACATACCTGATATTCCCCATACAATGTATAACAAAATTTTGAAAAAAGCTAAAGAAATGGTTGAGGAGGCAATATAATGAAAATGGTAAAAGGCATAAACCCTAATATTGAGAAGTATTACTTTGATAATGACGCTGAATGGTTGGCGTTTAGAAAAGAACATATTGGTGCTAGTGATGCTAGTATACTGACTGGAGACTCCAAGTGGAAGACTACAGACGGAAGAATTAAAACACCGAACCTACTATGGAAAGAGAAGCTAGGAATTGACAAAATAGATTGTGACAACGCTGCTACTAGATACGGCAAGGCAATGGAAGAACCAGCTAGACAAGCATACCAAGAAATGGTTGGCGATCTATTTGAGCCAGTATGTGTTAAGAATAAAAAATATCCCTACTTAATGGTTTCCTTGGATGGGCTAAATATCACAGAAAGTCACGCAGTAGAGATAAAAAATTGTAAACTTGAAGATCATATTTTGGCCAAAGAAGGTAAGGTTCCCGCTAAGTATTATCCACAAGTACAAATGCAAGCGATGGTAACAGAGCTGCCATATGTTGACTACTTTTCTTTTCATAAAGGAGAGGGGATCATAGTAAAAGTAGAGAGAGACGACGAATATATTAAAATGTTAGAGGGCAAGACTAGCGAATTTTGGGATTATGTTGAAGCTCTCAAAGAACCGCCATTAACTGAAAATGATTTTCTAGAACAAGGAAAAGATTGGCATGAAAAGGCACTGCGCTTGTATGATATCAAGCAACAGAAGAAAAATTTAGGTAAGGAAGAAGCTGAGCTGTCGGAATTGCTTAAATCGCTGTCAGGCAATAGAAGCTCATGTTGTGGGGAGTTTCGTTATGTCCGCAGTACCTCCCTTGGTCTAGTAGACTATAATTCGATTCCAGAGCTTTTAAATGTGGATCTGCGCGATTTTAGAAAAAAACCAACAACTAGATGGACTCTAAGACGCCAATAACAGTAATTCAATAAGGCGCCAGCAATGGCGCTAATTTCTTGAATAGCTTAAAACAGATCTTTTGCAAGATGCATTATTCTACCTACAATAAATCCAAAACACAAGAATAAGACGTATCTTGCTTTTACTGGAATTGCACTCACTATTTCTTTTAATTCTTTTTTCATATAATTGCCTCTGCTTCTGCTTGGTTTCTATTTTTGTATCCTGATTCATCGCATACCATATTTATGCCCTATATGTTAATACTCCACTTAATGAAGATGTATTCGTTAAGTCCGTTACAGCTTGATTTGCAAATGCTCCTCCAGTTGTAGCTTGCATACTACCGTATGTTTGTGACGCTGTTGCCTGTATCTTTAGAACTGTTCCTCCCCCAGAATATGTTGTGTTAATCCCATAAACAAAACAACCACCCCCAGCATTAGACGCATTCGCAGCAACCGGAAAGTTTCCAATCCTAGCTACACCACTTAATGTTCCTTTATTTGTTATTGACACAACATATTGCAGTGTAACCATGTCTCCAATCTTCCAATAATACCCTGATTGTGTCCCGTATGTTGGCGTTCCACCTGTTGATCCCTGGATTTGAGGAGTCCATGTTCCATGAGCGTAATCATCTAAAGTATTTGTTCCATCGTCGAAACTAATTCCATCAATGTAAAGATTATCAAAGGCATTTGTAGTAGAACCAAGGTCTTTAGCTCTATCGCCACTAGGAAGTATATCACCAACAAACGTCGAATCTCCAGCCGTTGTTATTTTTAAAAGTATTGTTCCGTCAGATGGGGAGCTTAAACTACTAGTCGCTCCGCCTGCCGTATGAGAAATCTTTAAACTATCCGAGTCTGAATTGTCTATTCCAAAGGCATATTGATGCGGTTTATTCACTCCAGTATCAATGACACCAAAGTTTATAAAACCATCTCCACCGCCAGTTTCGGTTGTTGTAACAAAACATGCATGTGAGCCTGCTGCAACATTTTGATTTTTAACTTCACTGAATGTTGTCCCCGCACTATCAAAAGTTTGAGATACTATTTGCACAAGTTCATTAATTGCAGTAACGCCCGTTGTGGAAAGCTTCCAATATTCAGTGCCAGCACTCGGGCTTGCTCCGTCTGTAATTTTTAATATATCAGTAGTTGAAGTATTGTCTATCCCGAACGAAAATTCCGTTACCCCAGTGTTCAAATGAACATAAGGGTCGCCTCCACTCGCTCCGCCTGTGACTAAATCGAGAACTGCATGTGAGGCAACGTTTGTGTTGTCCATATTCATAATAGCAGCCTGAACTGTTCCCCCAGCTTCTCTGCCTCTGCAAGTTAGGCCGCCATCTGCTTCTGAAGATGTACAAGTAAATGTTCCGCCTGCTGTTAAGCTAATGCCATCTGCTGCAACAATATCATCAAACTCTGAGACTACTGTTGCTGTACTACCAACTAAGAAGGAATTACTAGTTCCTGCTGTATCTACTACATGAATGTGGTTATAGAAAAAGCGTGATACTGAGGCTGTATCAGCAGACCAAAACCCGAATCCAGCATTATTTGTTGCTGTTACATGGACCTCATTTCTAAAAAATTCGTTGGTTATTCCTGTTCCACCAATAGAAACAAGTCCTGCAACGATTACTGCGTCTGGGTCTATTACTTCAATATGGCAATCATGGATCTCAAAAACACCAGTTGTATTTGTATCTATACCTGTAGCTGTAACTAATGCAGTTCCGCTATTAGTAATATTTATCTCATGAATATAATCAAGATGAATACTGCCCCCAGTTCCAACTCTAAAAGCTGCTTTATTTGCCGTCCCCCCACAAGCACCTGTATGTGCATATGTGTGTATTCCAAATCTTACTGAAAGATGTCCAGCTCCACTAATTTCTCCGATTGCTGGTTGTACTACTGCAACAATAGCTGCTGCTGATATCATACTAGTTTGACAATCTCTAATTACACATGTGCCTGTAGTTCCTTCGATTATATTTATGGCTGTAGTTGCTGCTGTGCAATTGATCCCAAAATTCTTATAAAGAATCCCTTGTCTAGTATTAAAATCAATTACATTTGCATCAGCTTGAGTTATTATACAATTGCTAGGTTTGCCTTCTGCTAACACAGTTACGTTGTTAGCTACATGAGTAATCGTTTCTGTATATGTTCCAGGATAAACTACGATTGAGTCTCCTGCTACCGCTATCGTAACCGCGGCTTGAATTGTGAGTTTAGCTAGACTTGGTGTCTTCCCAGAATTAGCGTCAGCACCATGTTTACCAACATAATATATATTATCTCTATCAACATCTAGGTCTGCTACACTACCCCAATCAACGTTTCCTGCCCCATCTGTAGCAAAGACATAATTAGCGGTTCCGTCGGCTACTGGAAATTCATATGCTTCATTAAAGGTAATGTCTCCACCAGTTTTCAATGTAAGTAATGCTGTTCCGCTGCTTGGGTCTGATGAGTTTGTAATTTTTAATGGATCGGTAGCTACGGAATTATCAGGTCCCATTGCATAAAATCTAGTGCCCTGAATTTCCCAACTAAAATATCCATCAGCTCCCAACGGCGGTACTGATACCATAATATTTGCTGATGAAGCGGCGTTTACGTCTGTGTTGTTTACAGTAAACAGCCTTGGAGTTCCTGCTGTTAGATTGGAAAAACCGAAGTCTCCGTAAGCAGTACTGCCGAATGTCGGATTTGCCCCAGTTCCAATCAATAATTCGCCCGCCGCTCCACCTGTTAGATTAACGGTTAGATTATTTGCTGCACCAACTGTGCTTATATTGTTGCCACCTAATACATTAAGAATATTTAAATTTGGCGTTGCAGTTCCTGCGTCAGTTACAAATGCTGTTGGTACTGCTCCCCCTGCTTCTAAATTAATTGAATTAGCTCCAGAAGTAATTATTACCGTTCCACCAGCACTTAATAAACTTCCTGGTGTAGGTATTGCCCCAGTAGCTCCTATTATAATCTGACCATTAGTTAAAGCTGTTGACCACCCAAGTGCCGCTGTTGTTCCAAGCCCGTATGGTATAGAATTTGCTGTTTGAACACCAAGTTTAGCTGTTAAGGATGACGGAACAATAGGTCTACTAGTATCTGTTCCTGCGATAGATTCTAAATCTGTTGCTAATTCAGATACGCCTTTCTGTGTTTCTGTGGCATCTGCTATAGTTAAAGTAACAGTATTACCAGCTCCACTTGACGATATACCTTGTGCTGCTGTACCATTTAAGTTTATAATTCCAGCAACTGGCAATGCTGAACCAGCATCAGCGTCTATTTGTGTGACTCCAGTTGTAGCAGTAGTGGTATCTACAAAATCTAGCTCACCAGTGATTGCATTGTAACGGTATGCCATTGATATCTCCTTAAGGGTTTAGTCTTTCTTCATAAACATATAATTCTTTTTCCATATAGATCTCCTTTTTTGGAGAAATATATCGTGTTTGGGATTATCAACTCTATGAAAAAACATATGTTAAATAATCAGTCCAGGAGAAGATAAAATCTGCTGAAGGAATTCCACCACTTTGTGGCCATTCAACTAATGTTATGCCCTGATTTGCATCATATGTTATTTTTCTGATCTGCCATTTTTCATCTCCATTAGCAACACCAAGTTTGGCTCTTGCAAGATGAGTCGGATTTCCGTTGGCATCGTTAACTGCTCGATATTCTACTTCTGAGTTTTGAACGATAAATTCTCGTCTATCGTTTGCGCCATATTTAAATGGCCTGTTTATTCCGCTGGACATCTTTACCTCGTCATTAATAAGTTAGCTATTATAAATCCAGTGCCTGCGCTTTTATATTGAATATATAATTGAGTTCCTGCGGCAAATAAATACTCGCCATCAGGTATTGTAGTATGTCTAGAAAGACCACTTATTGGCACTATCATTCCAGCACCTACTCTGATCATATCGTCTGTGCCATTAGTGGATATATACACTGGTACATCTGACTCATTACATATAATCGCTTCATAACATGGATATGGAACTATAGAGTCAAAGGCTTGGTATGCTCCAGTAAGAGCAGAGGCATTAAATTCTTTTTCGTCGAACTCTGTTATTAGTGTCATGTTTGTCTTCCTTTTTTAAAAAGGGGTTGCCAAAAATTGGCTCACCCCTTAATGTTTATATCAACTAAGCTTGAAAACCACATTCCATGGAAATCCATTCAATTGCATCTGGTAATGCAGCGTTGAATTCATGCCTGAAATAAGGATGAACAACATCGCCATTATCAAATGTATATGCTTGTGTTACTGTTGGCGCTCCACCATCAAATAGGAACGTTACAACACCTGCTGCGCTTACATTGATTCTAAGTGTATGCGTTGCTGCATCTGCCCAAGCATCATTAGTATCTGTTTGGATTGCTCCACCTGTATTTAATTGCGTCTCAATTGCCGCATCCCCAGGAGCTATGCCATCATTCGGTCCATATCCAACAAAGTCAGTATATGTTAAAATTGCACCTGCTGCTTGGTTAGCTTGTGTTCTTCTGAATCCACAATAACAAGGCTCAAGACCAGATATATCGTCTGCTCTGAAGCTCCATTCTAGGTAGAAGGCTGCTGAGGTTCCAATTGTGAAGCTATGCATTGAGTTTGCTCTAGCTGCTCCCCAGTTGTATTCAAATCCTTCTGTTGTAACTTCATCACCAGAAATTAACAATCCAGTAGCTGTCATCACAGGTTTTATGATTGTTTGACCTGCACCTAATATGAACTGTTCCATGATGATGCCACCATTGAACGACAATAGGTTAATGTCGCCAGTAGCGCCTGTTGCAGCAGCTCCTGTATCTAATGCACCTATAGTCAAAGGTGATTGTCTGAACGTTATATTTTCGCCAGTTATTCTTGCGAAATTAGCAGTCACATCCTGAACTGTTCCAGTAATAGTTAGTCCTGCTGTTCCTGCCTGGATTACTGTTGCAGAAGTTGTATTAGTAGAACCTAGAGTTACTGTTTTAGGGCCAGCTCCAGTACCTATGTTTAAGGCCTGAGTTCCAGTTCCTGTTGCTATATTAAGAGCAACTGTTCCTGCTGTTACATTCCCAGTTTGAATATTAACAGTATGAGTACCAGAAGTTACTGCTCCTGTTCCAATATGTGTTAATACTTCTCCTACAGCTACACCACCAGTATTTAAATTAAGCGTTTTAATACTGTTAGCATTTGTAGTAGCTCCACCACCTGCAATAGAAATTGTATCTGTTACGGCAGCTACTATAACTGTTCCGCCACCCATAGTGATTGTACGAGTTGCTCCAGGGGCTGCGTTACCAATAGTAATTCCAGTACAATCCGCTTCGTCACCCATTCTGATACCACCAGTACCAGCATTTATCTGAACTCCACCATTTGCCGCTGAGGCTTCGATGTAGATCGCATCATTCTCTGTTTGAGTAGATGTTATATTTACTGCTCCGCCAACACCTTGCAGTGATAGATCAACTCCAGCACCTGTTACGGTAATGTTAGAAGCTGTTACTCCATCTATAGAGAAACCTGCTGCTGTATCAACTGTAATTGCACCTGCTGATGCACTACCGACCGATATCACGTTCGCTACCGCTCCTGTACCTATATTCACAGCTTTTGCTGCTGTTGCTCCACCAGCTATATTAACTGTAGTAGCTCCTTCTCCAGAACCAATTTGAACAATGTTAATTCCATCGGAATCACCTAGTGTGATTATACCTGTTTGAGAAGCACCTCCAATAGTAATTGTTCCTGTTGTTGTTGTTGCTCCAACTGCATAAACAGAACCTGCGGCACCATCTAAACTAAAGTTTCCAGTTCCGCAAACCAATGTTAACGCACTGGCACCATCATTTGTTCCGATCGTAATTAAATCTGCTGAGGCTGCTGCACCGATTCCAATTGTCTTGGCCCCAGTTCCACCACCACCGATATTGATCGTACGTGCTCCAGTTCCGCCAGCTATGTCAACTTGTCCTGTGTTTACACCAGTATTTGAAATTGCATATGTAGTTGCTGCGTTGCCTTCTAGTGTGAAATTTCCTGTTCCAGCCAATAGTCCTAAAGAAGAGGCTCCATTTACTGAGCCGATTATTGCAACTTTGGCTGCTGCTCCAGTGGCTATATTAACTGCATTTGCCGCTGCGTCAGCACCGATATTTACAATACCTGCCGTTTGTGTGAATGCACCTGTTACTGTTAATCCTGCAAAAGCTGTATGAGCTCCATCTGAATCTATAGTATATACATCTGCTGAATCGCTATCTTGAACTCTGAAAAATGTTGCACCAGCATTGTCACCTAGTCGTACCACAACATCGTTAGCGCCGCCAGCCACTAAGACTGCATCTGCTGCTGCTGCTGTATAGAATGGTGCTGTTACTGAAGTAGCTAAAACTATTGCTGCATCCATGTTAAATGTAATCGTTCCTGGCCCTGCTGTTCCTGCTGTTGTAATGTTAGTTCCACCCGCCAGTATCATTACGCCCGCCGTAGGAGATATTGCTCCTCCGCCATCACCTGTCATTTGGTCTACATCGGATGCTCCAGGAGTTGCAATCATCCAGATAGCGTCGCCGCTAGAATCAAGCCCACCAAAATTATACATACTTGATGTATCTGCTGTCGGTTTGTATACCCATGGAAATCCAATAGAAAAGTTCCTATCAGAAGCCAAAGGAGCTCTTGGATATTCTTGTGCTATTGGCGGAACTGCAATAAAAGGTAATTCCGAACAATAGGCTTTATAAATTTTTTTAGTCATATGTTCCTCACGTGTTAGAAATGCCCTTAGATATGTGGTTCTGGGCTTTTACTGTATAATAAGTATTTTAATGATTTTTTTCAATTAACTATTGTGTTAAATGCACGAATGTGGGAAAATGTACCCATGATTAAAAAAGAATTAAAGATTAGGTTACATCCTAACATTCACAAGGAACTAAAAATCCTTGCAGCTAAGAAAGAAAGATCAATAAATTATTTAGTTGGGCTGGCTATTTCAGCTCTTCTTTCTAAACCACAAATTATAGATTTTAACAAGATTTACGATGAAAAAGGCGAGTAAGAAACAGCTTTAAAATTTAACTACAATTGCACGTTATTGAATATAAAAGGAGAATTAACATGACAAGTAGAGATTTAAAACGATTATTAACGGAGAGCCTTGAAAAAGAAGAGGAATTAGTCGAGATGATAGAAGAATGCCTAGATATAATATTTAAACCCCTTGGTCTAGCTAAAGTTGCTAAATATGAATTTAATGAAGATTTAGAATGGGGAATGACTAACCATGGATGCTTGCAGTCTATAGCTGGTATGCTGAAAAACTTAAAAAGAGAAAAAGAAGAAAAAGAAAAAAAAGCAGAGGCATAGATGACAGACAAAACTCAAAAAAAATGAAGCAATGGAGGATCTCCTTGGTACTATTGATGAAGCTAACTCTGAAATTAGATTTCCCCAAGGATGGAGTTCTATGTTTAAATCTGTTGATGAGGAACTGATAAAGTTGTTTTGTTTAGTTCTGCACCATGAAGGAGAGGTCATACATAAAGAATATCTTTTGGAAAAAATAAACAGGATTATAGATAAAACACCAATAGTACTTCATCCACTTTTAGAAGAAAGGGTTGCAGTCCTTTTGAAAGAGATGGATTGTAAGAATGAAAACTTATGAATAAAACCATGTGTGCTATGGAGGACAGTTTATGAAATGGACAAGTCGTAATGATGGGATATGTGATAAATGCAAAAGCAAGATAAATGATGGTAAATGTGATTGCGGCATATGGCTAGAACCCAACGATCAACCAGATCATCTGGTGCTAATGGAAACGGCTATGACTGCATATGATAGAATGAATATTGATTATCCGTTAACTGGAGAAAAAATTGTCACTGGAACATGTATAGTTTTATTTAAGGGCGATTTTGAGCTATGTGAAGACGTAAAGAAATATATTGAAATGCGTAAAGAAATGAAAGAAGCAATAAATAAAACCATGTGTGCTATGGAGGACAGTTTATGAATTATGCAGAAGAATTAATTATAAAGATGGATAAATTAGATAAAACTATGACAGAACCTTTAAACTTTATATTTGAAGAAATAATAAAATTATGTTCAACGAAAAGCAAAGAAAAAAATGGAGCTTATATACGATTAGATTTATTACAACTATTTGTTAAAGTTTCAATTGGTTCATGTATGATTGATATTTTTGAAAATGCGCTAAAGGTGTTTCTCTTGCTTAAAAAACGCGCTAATGGAGACATTGATAAGAGTTATTCAAAATATATAGATGTAGAAACTTGTGCTGAAGAGTTAAAAATTCTATTTACAAGAGAAGCTAAAGTTTTAATTAAAGAATACGAAAGTGGAAAAATAGATCCATCTTCTTTTAATGTTATAAATAAACTAAAAGAAATTGTTCCAACTAATGCAGATATATTTGATGAACAAGCTTCTTTTTTAAAAAGAAAATCTATGTTGATGGAGGACAGTTTGTGAAGGATAAGATAAAGGGTTTTTACAATGGCAAAGTTTACTATGACTTTAAAAAGTTTTTAGAGGACGCCAAGAACTTCCCTGATTTAACTTTGTCGGAAAAGGATTTCAATTGGTTATTCTTGATGGTAGCTAAAAACATATGGATCAATTTAAAAATGTACAAATCTATTCCAAAAGGAAAAGAATTTAATGAATGGCTAAATGAGTTCTTTTTCGCAACATTGACTAAGTTTATGGATCAATCGAATGGAATCGACCGAACCCCACCCTCTTCAGAGAAGGAATAGATGAGCGTATTAATAAAGAATGAGACCGAACCCCACCAGTTAGATCTCTTTGCTGCCATACAAGACCTAAAACAGTCTAGGGCAACCTTTATATCGGATTTAGCTAATTCGCCCCTTAGAACAGCTATAAGAGAGTGGCTCAGCAATTTACATGGTGAAACGCAGAGGAATTACTCATATAATATTATGGATTTGATGGTCAGGGGATTTGTGCCAGATTCAACGGTTGAAGCGTTTAATGAAATACCTCACGAAATAAATATAGATAATATCAAAAAAGTTAAAGAATGGGGCGAAGGAACGAGACAATGCAGAGCCTCTTGTTATATAAGCCTAACCTCTTATCTAAGCAGGATTTCCTATGGATGGTTTAGAAGAGCGACTCCATCTAACCTAGCGTCTAATAAAACCTTTTTTCAGATTAGGGACAAGTGTGCTACTGAGGCCTTAACTTTATACGAATGGCACAAATTTATTGCTAGCTTAGAGAAGATAAATTTAAGAGACTCACTAATTGCTAAATGCATGCTTCAAGGGGCTAAAAGAATATCGGAAGTTTTGAAAGTGACAGAAGATTGCATAGACTTCGATAAAGGCATCATACGCTTCGTTCAGAGCAAGGCACGTGGCACTCTACGTTGGATGTATATAAGCTTCCCTATGCCCTTTCTAAGCGTGTTAAAAGACTATCTACACTTAACCAAGGATCGGCGGAATGAAGATGCGCTTGTATTTATTTCTAATCAAGGCCAGAAATTACACAGGTCTCGTCTTAATTTTTCATTTTTTAAGGCTTCTACGGCTGCTGGGATTAAGAAAGTAACACCACACGTTTTAAGGGCAACGTGGGTGACTCTTGCTAAAACACAGGGTGTGCCTGATTCAGAAATAATGAAAGTAACTGGACATAGGTCATCTAAAATGATTTATGCCTACGATAAAAGTAGTGCTGAAGATAATTATACAAAAAAGTTGGTGTTAATATGAATAAACATGATGGGATTAAAAATGCGATTGCCGCTTTTGTAGATGAACAATCAAAAACCCATTCTTCACATTATATAATGTGTGGTTTATCTACATATATAGTAACAATGAGTGCTTTGACGTTGGAAAATGAAGAACAAATCATAAGCTTGTTTGATACATTAAAACGGCATTGTTTAGAAATATTTAGAGACTCGAATAAAAGGCGGAAAAAATGAAATCACATAATAAATCTAAGTTATTAGTAGAGCTAGAATCAATGTCGTATGAGACGCTCTCAGAAAAACAGAAGAAGGAATTAGAGTTTTTACAAAAATCTAAAAAGGCAATGGATGAGTTTTCCCCTAGCTGGGCAGGAGGGACTAAATTTGGATTGCCCGCTTTACATTCATATTATGATAGACAAGGCAAACCGATTAGTCTATGGGAATGGTCGTGTTATTTTGAAGACTATGAATATAAAATAGTGGATGCCCATAGGTTTGGTGAATATAAAGTGTCTACAGTTTGGTTAGGATCGGACCACAACTGGTCTTTTTCAACTGAGGAGGAGGGACATGTTATTCTTATTTTTGAAACAATGATATTTAATGATAATGATGACAAGGAAGATGAGCTAACTGACTATATGGAAAGATATTCAACTGAAGAACAAGCCATTGAAGGTCATTTAGACGCTTGCAAATTGGCCAGTAATTTATCAAATGATACTTGGCTAAAGATGACTGTAATAAAAAATAGGTTTAAAATATGAAAAAAGACTATATCACATTACTGATATTGTGTATTTGTTTGTTTGCTAATGGTGTGATTTCTTTTATTTGGTATGAGCAACCAGTGAGCACAATTATGTATTGTGTGGTTTGTACTACCAGTGGCTTCTTATTGGGTGACTTGTGTGGGCTTTTTCAAAACAAGCGCATAATGAAAAAACTAATAAGAAAAGAAGCTACTAAATGTTTCATGGAAGAAGCAAATGAAAAACGGAAAGAGAAGGAGACGATATAGTGAAAAAATATGTATGTATCAAAGACATCGTTAATGACGATAAATATCCTTTTAGTATGGGGCAAATGCGAGCACTCGTCACTAATAGAAAGAAAAATGGCCTTGCTACCAGTATTAGAAAAATTGGTAGGAGAGTTTACATAAGAGAAGATTTGTTTGATGAGTGGATGGAATCTCACTCAGAAAATAATAGTAAGATAGTCAAAGTAGATAAAGAAATTTTAACTTATGTAAATAAACTGAATGAGGTGTCTCTTGCACATTTAGAATTTACCACTAGAACATACAACGCTTTACACAACGTAGGTATTAAAACAGTAGTGGAATTATCAAAACTTACAAAAAATAAACTAATGAGAACAAGAAACTTAGGCAAAAAGTCTATAGAAGAAATAGAAGAAAAACTAGTAAGTCTAGGCTATATGCTGAAGGAGGAGTGAGATGGGAATTATACTTTTACCATTTAAACTATTATTTATAATTATATGGGAGATATGTGAGTGGCATGCAGACTGATGATAAAGAAAATAAAATATTAAAAGATATTGAAGAAGACACATTTGTACCCCCTTGTCTTCCATATCAGAGAACAATTGAACATGAAGATGGAACTTTAGAAATAATCAACTATGATTAACTATTTAGTCTTTTTTTGTACTTCTAGTAATTGCTTTACTACCTTTGTCTTTTCAAGTGTTGATCTATATTTATTGACATCTCTGCTCACCCATCTATCAAATTTACGAGCCTGGACTTCATTTAATTTTTTTAAATAAAATTTATGCATAAACTCTGGGTCTGCTTTTTCGGCTGCTGTTAAAGCTTTTGCCTCCTTTAATCCCTTTTCGTATCTTTCAAAAGTCCTTGTCTTTCCTGTTTTCTTATTTATTCTTTTGTTTTGCAATCCATGTAATCCTTCATGAGCTAACGTTGTGCGAAATTGCTCTGGGGATAAGTCATTTCTAATTTCAATTTTAGACAATTCAGGAATTAGCTTTCCATCAGTAGTATGAAATGCATTGTTTTTTCCAAAACTCACTCTAGGCAATTTTGGGTTTACATAAACAGGCACATCTAATACTTCCTTTAATTCTTTTCTTAATCGTGGATCTTTTATTAAATCACCAACTTTTCCTAAATGTGTTTCTCCGAGCTCATGAGCCCCATAATATCTAAAATATTTATCTTTATCTAAATACTTTTCCCATTCTCTTAAACTTACTCTATCAAATCCTGTTTTTTTAGTACCAAATACATCAGACTTTCTTAAATGACGCATAGGTTCATTTTTTAAACCTTTTCTTTTTATAAACTCAGGATTTATTTCTAGTATCTGATCTAAAATCTTTGAATTTTCTATTGAAGGATTAGTATTATCTATTTTCTGATAAACAGCTTTCACTTTATCATACGTTTGCTTCTCTATAGCATCTAATTCTTTAAATCCAGCTTGAGCTTCTTTCAGGTTTCCTTTTTTAAAATCTTTTAATACGCTTTCCCATTTTACTCTGAATTTAGGCGTTGCTAGCATTTTATTTCTAAGTATCTTTACACCTTTATTTAATGCTGATGCTTTGCTCCACAAAGGACTGATTACCCATTTACCACCTAGCTTCATTATATCAATAAGGCCTAGGGCTTCACCTTTTTTAAGTAAAGACATTGCCTTCTCAGTAGGGAGGAAGTCTTTCATTATAGCTTCCATATCCTTGTAGCCCTCTTTACCAAGGATATTTTTAAATGATCTCTGTGTTCTCTTGTCTTTAAAAAACTTATTAGCCTCTTTATAATTAATCTTATCTCCAAATACTTTACCCATGAAACCATCAATATTCTCTAAATCCATTAATTCGCTATATTTTTTATTTGAATATTTGAATAACTTATTAAATTCAGAATCGGGGTGATGTGTTTCAAATGTATCTCCTATAGTCCTATTATAGTCTAATAATGCTTCTCTTTTAGCTCTGTTTTTAGCTCCTGACTTTCCAGGCTCATATAGCTCTCCAAAACTTTCATTATTCTTACGATATTGTTCTACTGACTTAGCCATTGAAGCTTCGCCTTTACTAGGCATGGTCTTAGCTATTTCTCCTACTTCTTTTACATATGCTTGTTCAAACTCATTCTTAGATAAACCTTTAGTGTTTCTTAACCTCTCATTTGCTTTCTTAATATAATTCGTTTTAATTTCTTGCATTGGAACTGTATCTGTTATATTTTTAGATATTCTTTCAACGTCTTTGAATGTATCATTAATCTTAGATGGGAATGAAGGATCTTCAGCTAACATTCTTGCTGTTTCACTTTCTTTTTTAATTAGATCAGTAGTAAGTTTTTTAACATCACTCTCAACAGCTCCCTTAACATTCCCATATTGTTCAGGAGATAATTTGGTGTCTTTTTTTAAACTTTCATACCATCTAGTTGGCATTCCTGAGGGTTTTGTTACTTTAGTAGCCTTTGGAAGCGGCACTCCTGTAGATATGCCTAATGAAACTGGATTAGCTATTGCCTCTGGAACACCCATTGCTTGTAAACCTTCTGAAGCAAGTGGTGCGATAACTCCAGCAGTCGCCTTTTTAGCTACTCCTCCAGGTCTAATTTTTCCAGCACTTCCAGCTAATCTTAATCGTTTGTTCCACTTTGTTCTCGCTTCTAATGGCAAACCAGTATTCTTTTCTAAAAAGGAAGCTATATTATCAACTGTTGGAATAGTACTACTTGCAGCTTGTAATGCTTCCATATATTTTTCTTTATTAAAAACAGGCTTATCTGTCCAAGGTGCTGAAGGGAATCTCTTTCTTAGTTCCGCTTCTTTATTTCCATACTCCCAATCTTGCATCTCAGCTAACGCTTCCCCACTTCCTAATAGTTGCCATCCTCCTGTTATTAAGCCAGGCGTTGTAACCTCTAATGCACCTAATACTGGTTGCATTAAATTTCTAGATGTAGATTTAAGAAAACCTTCTTGCTGTTGAGTCTCCCGAGTTTCATAATTAGGTAAACTATCTAAAGAGTCCCAGTCTAGCTGCTGTGTTTGTTTAGATGCTGTTTGCTGTTGCGGCGGCGCAGCTTGGCCACTCGGATTTAGCCCTTCCAAAGAATCCCAATCTAGTTGTGTACTCATTTTATTATCTTGCCCCCAGAATTTAACCATTGATCTAATTCGTTATTTGGGGCTTGAACTGGCTGTCCCTTGGGGGACATAATCCATGTAAACCCAGGTTTTGGAGGAGTATCTTTAATTTCTGCTTTAGCAAGTGGCATGTTTAACATTTGAGGTGATTTTAATTTACCATGATCTATATCATAAATTGTTTGCGCTAATTCTTTTTTTCTTCCTGATACATACGGTTGGATAATTCTGTCCACTTGTCTCTTCAGATTTGCAGGTGGTTCTCTTCCAGCTTTGAGATATTGATCGTACAAGTTGTCATATACTTCCAACTCCCTTTTACCTACATCATTTTTATAAATTTGATATTCAGTCCCCTTTTGGTTATTAGCCATTGATTTACCAGGTGATTGTAAAGCTCCTAATATATTTTGTTCTAATACCACATTTAATCTTCCACCCTTTGGAAGCTCTTTCAAATCTTCTAAGAAAAATGTCTTAATAGCATCTTGTAATTCTTGAGCATTATCTGATCTAATAAAAGCTGCCTGTTGTTCAGTTGGCATTCTAGCAGCTAAAAAGTTTCTCACTGTGTTTGTATTGCCTTTTGACAAGGCATTTTGTATTTGCCTAATAGCTAACTCTTTATTTTCTAATGCAGTGCGTTTTTTCTCCATATCTTCAAAGTATGGTTCATTTTGCTTAAAGGCATGGTTGTCTTTTTGCAGTTGAACTTTTTGATTTAAATTCTTCTCCTGTAAACGCTCTTGTTGTAAAAAGGTTTCTTGTTGGTGAGCTTCTTGCATCATCATTTGTGCTTGCGGCATATATCCTTCAGCTTGCAAAGCGGCGGCTTGTCTTTTTTTATGCTGTATTTCTTCATTTTTTTGATTAAACAGCTGGTCCTCTACGGATGTAACTTCTTTTTGGACTCCTCCAAGAACTCCTCCCAACATTGTGTCTGGCTGGGCCTCGTCCGTTGCTGCCTCATTAGGAGGCTCTCCCTCTCCTACAGTTGGTTGATAAGGCTTCATAATCTCTTGTATTCTTTGGTTTTTAGCTCGTTCTTTTAAGGCTCCTGCTATAGAAGACCCAAAACTGCTTAATCCCTCTCCTAGTCCTGAACCATATGTTAATTTTGTTACCATCTTATACACCTCCCAATTTGGTTCCTATTCCGGGGCCACCCCATTTAGCTCCTATTCCAGCAGAGCCAAGGCTACCAATCATTTTAATAATATCGCCTAAAATCCCTTGCTGCTCATGTATCATTGGTGAGAATGTTTTTTGTCCTGCTAACTGTCCCATAAGCCCTTGTCCTTGCATCTGTCTATTTTGTCCAAGGTTATACTGATTCATCATTTGGCTTCCCAACATACCGCTTAAATCTGTAGCACTCTGTGATAATGCTTGATTCATCGCAGATGATCCCATCTCATCCATCCCCATAAATTGTTCTTTTATTCCTGGTATAATCTGTTGTTGCAGCGTTTTTTGTGCGGGATCTACAAAAGACTTTTGAAACATATCTTGGAATTGCTGTGGATCTTGTTGTTGGGTCATTTGACCGAGGCCACCCATTGCGCCACTTAAATATTTGTTCTGTTCGTCAGTCAAAAGATCGACGTTACCCTCGTTGCTAACGCCACCTAACATTGTTTGACCCATTTTAATCTCCTTTAGATAGCGATTGCTATCTTTTCTTCTTTTTTAACTTCTTCTACTGGTAATTCTTTTTTTAATTCAGAAACCTTTTCTTCCTTAGGATCATACTCCATCAATACCTGCTTAGATTGAGAAAAACCGTATCTCATACTATGTTTAGGATATGGCGTAGCCCAAAAAATCTTATTAAGTTTAGCTTTACTTCTGATTTCCTTTACATGATCTACTAATTTTTTAACTGCTTGCCCTCGTCCCCAATATTCTTTATCAACAGAGTATGTTTGTATAAAAATATCCTTTGATAGAGGATCAATAGTTAGCCACACAAACCCTTTTACTAGATTCTCTTTATCTGCTAATATGTAAATATGGTTAAAAGGATTTAAAGCCACTCCCCCCTCTGCTTGCATAAGCAAATTTAACTGCTGATATTTGTAAAATTCCTCAACAGAATAGGTTCTATGCCTAACCTGTTCGACCAAATAATTCGGTAAATGCTCAATGGTAAATATTCTTACCCATCTGAGTTCTTCTATTTTTTTCATGTTTTTTCCTATTCGTCGGCAATACCTATATAACGACAGTGAATTATTAGCCTTCCAGTTGCTTGGACTGCTACATTAGCTGTAGCTCCCGCTGGTGTTACGCTATATATTTCTCCTCTGTATGTATTAGGTATTGCGTTTATTACTAAGTAATTGCCTAAATAGACAACATTCGAAGATTGCACAGTTCCAACAAAAGGCATGCCATCGGACAGCGTTACTATATATGGCAGTTCGAGGTACAAGTTGCCAGCAGCCGTCGTGGCAGTCCATATAATATCGGCAAATACATCTGTGTATATGCCTTGTCTAATTGACCAGCCGACTTGCTGCGTATAGACAAAGGTGCCAGCTACAGTTCCGTTCAACGTAGGCAACCACTGTGATTGATCTACATCTGCATTGTTGCGTATGAACCCATTGATATTGTCAGTCATGTTCTCATACATAGATTGCAGCTCGAAGACTAGATCTGTTAGATATCTATCCATATCTTCACTGCTACCCTGATCGGCTCTCAACGGAAGGATGATTGTCGTTGGTAAGGTCATTAGTTAGCCTCTCGCTTGCCGATAGGTTTGAAGGAGGGATTAAATCCATGTATTCTAAATGGAGCTCTGGCGCCACTAGATGTGAATCTAATTCTGTGTTGGAAGCCTATTGCCCCTGAGAAGAAGCGCTTCCACGTCTTGGTCTTGTAAAATAGCTTTTTATAAAGACCTCCGCCAGCAGTAAAGGCACTAAAGGCCGTTCCATCTATACCGTCCAATGTAATGGCGTCAGGGTCGACTACAGTTACTGTATAAGTGCCAGCTGCTTCACCACTATTTATATTCTCCATTCCCTCTACTCCATAGATGTATACTTCATCGCCAGTAGTCAGCCCATGATCTGGGGCTCCTACGCTTACAGGGTTCGTTTGAGTAGCAGAATCAATGCCTGTGATAAACTTAAGATTAGGGAGGAAATCCATGTCTTGTGTTTTATATGGAGAAGCTTCTGTATCTTTATAAAAGGATACAGTTCCCTTTGTAAGAACGTCCGTATCTAAATATATGTCTATATATAGGAATCTAGCTTCCCTGTTTTGCTCTTTGTACGGATTCCATGCAGCAGTTAGAAAGGTAGAACTAATAGAGGCTCCGTCATCGTCAGCACCACGCTCCAATTGATATATAGAACCATAGACGTCTCCGCCTAAGAACACCTCTTGTTTATCTAAGAAAAAGTACGAAAGAAGGGTCTCGTCGCTGAATTCATCTAACTTCTCCTTTAAATTATTTGCTATTGTAAAGTCATCTAGCCCAAAATCTTCTGATAAATTTCCATATCCTAAACAGTTCATGTCAATCGAATAAGTTGAATAAGCCCCCGAGTCATCATCATAGACCAGAGCAGATTCGTTCTCATCCCCCGAGGTCTTTTTTTTATTAAATAGCGTCCACCATCTTTTTTCGTTATAGCTTCTCTCACAAAAGACCTTTGGGAACTGCTTTGGATTTATTATGTTCATCGTGAAATCACTGATCCGATCGTCTATTCTTCTTGTCTCTACTCCGTCTGTTGCTGTTATGCCTCTTACGCCTAATGCAGTAGCGTATCTGTCATACCCAACTGTCGCCATCTTTCCTTCACATGCTCTGAAATTATTGATTTTCTGCCATTTAAATGCTCGGTTGGGATCAGACGTTGCTACTAGTGACCACACAGAGTTAGTAAAGAATACTATTATTTGGTTTTGAACAGCTCGAGCCGAAACGATATGGTCACCCGTTGCTGCGTCTGTGTATCCGCCCCCACCTGCTGTTACATCGTTCCAATTGCCTGGGTTCTGTTTAGAGCACCATCTTGCTCGCTGAGGGTATGTAGAGGTTGCAACTGTTCCAGCATTATATTCATAGGTGAAGAGGACTACTAATCTTTGACCTAATGAGAAGATTAGTTTGCCACCGTCTAATATCCTTTGTACTACTGCTGGAGCTGCTGGGCTTAATACAGGATTAAATGCATGCGTTACGGCGGGAGTGGCATCATCAAAATATCTGATTCCGTCTACAGCAGCTGCTCCTATTGGAGTTCCTGCCAATCCATTAGTGAAATAAAGTCTATTGTCATTCCCTTCCGATTGCCAATTAGCTGCCCAAATAAAGTCGTTCTCTCCAGAGCTAAAGATATCAGCTGCGGGTGGTACATCAAGCTGAACAAACACTGCTGGAGCAGCGGCAGTATTATATCTATATGCTTTTCTTGCATTGAATGCTAAAGTTACTTTTGATCCAACTCCATCAATGTACCATTTTATTCCCATTACTCGGTCTGTAGTCGTGTCCGCTAGCGCTGATGTTCCACCTATTGTGTAAGCCGTCAGCCCGCTAGTATCTATTCCGATTGAAAAAGTAGTTGGCGATACAACTGTTACTGTAAATATTTTATTATTAATTTCAGTCATGCCGCCAACTGAAGTTATAAAGACCCTATCTCCTGTAGAATAACCAAGGGCTGCTGTAGTTACAACGCCAGGATTTGCTTGTGTTATATCTGTTATCGCAATACCCGCTGCCATTGGTATTAAATCGGCAAACTTTGAATAGCCCTCTCGTTTTTGCAGATAACCATGTTTAATATGGACATTCTCTAGAGTGCTAAAAGAATCTGGAGGAGCTATCCATGGCTCCATGTCAGTATCTAGGCCCGTTTTAAAGGGTGTAATTAACATTGGATCTGCCATTTCGTTAGTCTCCTACTACAATGAAAGAAACTGGATTTAGGTCAGCCCCACTTGCAGCGGTTAATGATCTTACATAAATATTAAAGGTAGTTGTGTTTGTTACTTTATATCCAATAATCCCGCCTACAGTAAAAGCAGAGTTCATACTTCCAGCCGATATTACGGCATAATTAGCACTAGCCATTGCATTTGGCATTAAAACAGTGTAATTTCCAGTAGAATTTCGAGTAACTGAAGTAACATTAAAACTATCTGCTACAGCTCCACTTCCCCCGTTAAAAGTTGCCCATGCTCTAATAGCGCCGTTTCCTGTTAATTGTGTAATGGTTCCTGATGAAACCCTTGCAAATAACTCATTATTTTTGTTATATACTACGACAGCATCAGTTATTGACGGTCTATCTATTGCATTTTTGTCAAAATTTAAACCAAGGGGCTTAAATGTAGTGTCAGCCGATTCAATGGCATCCCAATTTGGTCTTATTACCTCGCCCAATTCTCTTATTTTCTCAGAATTAGTGGGTTTACTTTTGTCCCAGCTCATTTATATGCCTCCATCTTCTCTCTCTTTTAATGTCTGAAATTGTTGATTGATCAACATCAAAAACTTTTGCAATTTTTATATTTCGAACACCTTCTTTTAATAATCTTTTTATAATTTTCACATCATACTCCGTTAATTTTCTTAAAGGATGTTTTTCTCCCTTAATATCTGCTCGTCTTCCTTTTTCATCCATATCCCTAATATTATCTTTTTGACTTCCGACAAATAAATGAGCTGGATTTACACATTTTCTATTATCACATTTATGGCATACTACTTTACCTTTTGGGATCTCTCCTTTGAATAACATGTAAGAAGCTCTGTGAGCAGGTGTGGTTTTTCCTCTTACATACGCTACACCATATCCAAAATTTGTAAATCGCTGCCATTCCCAACATCCATTTTTATTTTTCTTTATATTGTCTAATATTTTACATTCATCAGAGCAATATTTTATCCCAATATTTGTTCTTAAAAAATCTTTAGAACAACATTTACACTTAATTATTTTTTCATAATGCATAAAAACCTCGTTAGTACTTGTTGGTATTATACATCGTAAGCCATTTTCTACTCCTTAAAAGTTGGGCATTGCCCTTGTATTTAATAAATCTTGTTCAGTCCTTGTTAGCACAATAGAAATTTGCTCTTTATGCAATGATGTAGTCTCTGAATAGGCGTCATTCTCGCCGTAATCTGCAAAGATGCCTAGACATGTGCCGTATGCTAAACAAGGGCCCCATTCGTCCAATTCTGGCCTATCTGAAGCATTTGTAAGAGCTACTACTATCTGGTATGACCTCATTCTAATAATATATAGTTGGTCAGGCACAGGAAATAGTTGGAATTGGTTGTTAAAATAAAGTATTGCCTCTGGTCTGCCTGCCTTAAATTGGACATAATTTAGATAAATTAACTGTCCATTTGTTGGAGCAACAGCAAAAGTTACAGAAACCGCCCCAGTGCTATAATTGATAGTAGCCGATCCGCCAGCCGATCCCGTTATTACTATGTCTGCTGTGGTATAGGTAGCGTTTGTGTCCTCAAATGTCTCTGTATTGTCAGTAATTGTTAAAGTAGACGGGTATAAAGGAAAGCTTTGCGCTGTTGTCGTAAAAGTAAGCGTGATCCCATCACCCGTCCATGGTTTTGTAAAATTATATTGGAGAGGGTTCTCGTTCTCAAATTTAGCCGAATCCTGGTACCATAGCATTGATAGGTTGTTTACAGTAGCTGGAGGCTCAAAGTTAGTATATGTAGCGTCTGGCGCATCATATGTAGCCTGATTTTCGCTTGTTTGAAACTCATAATACGTATGCTTTTGTTCAAGCTTAACTTCAGCAGGGAAGCGCAATTGATAATATTTGTTTAATCTATCACTGATTTCAGCATTAGACATATCATCTTCACTAAATCTGCCTGTAACCTGTCTAATTTTTTCAATTATATCTGCTTTGGTCCACGTAGCCATTTTATCCTCCGAATACCTGTCTCATTTGAAATCTAGGGTTTTGACCTATTAGTTTTTTAGTCATTCCACCTTCACCGTTAGGACGCCAGTCCCATAGTGGAGTGGTTCTTGACTCTACCCACTGTGCTATAAACCTCGGGAGCTTGTATTTTCCCCCATGAAATAGCGTAAAATTGTGGTTTTTCTTGGCATTTCCATACGGAAACCTTTGTGAAAGTCCAGGCTCTTCCATGTTCATAAACTCAAACTCGCAGACTTCTCGAAGGAATTTTTCTTCCTTTTCACTCGCTGGTTGCTTTCCTATGATCGGCAACTTTTGAAGGTCGTCTACCTTTGCTGTTTGCTGTTTGTCTTGACTCATATCTACCTCACGTTAATAAAAGGGAGGAGGAACTAAGCCTCCAACCCTTTGTGGTTCTTATCTGTAGCTTTTAAACTACACTACTACGTTCTCGCCATGGACAACCATAGTCATAACATCATCGTCTGTTCCAACAACGCCTGTTCCTAAAGTAATTCCACCGATCGCTAAGTTCTCTATCGGTATCGCTATACCGCTAGTATCTGATACTCTTACAGCCTTACCACCTGATACCCACACGCTATATGCAGTTACAGTTGTATTTTCTACAAGAGTGATAGTTGTTGCTGTAACAGAAGCCACTGTAAAGTTGTTGTTTAAACTTAGTGTTCCTGTTAGATCATCAGCTACTTCTGATACTTTTATTGTGTCTCCAGCAGCAAAACCAAAAGTAGCAGTGTCATTGACAGTGATTACCCCTGGGTTGGCATTTGTGAAGCCACTAATAGTAGCGCCAACTGCTGTTGATTGTGCTAACGGTGTAAAACCATTAGATGTGGTTACGGCTCCTGAGCTTACTGTTACGTAATATCCGTCCGCCATTGATGAATCCCAGTAATACTGAGCTCCATCGGTTATGTTTGTTACAGTAATTTGACTTGCTGTAAATCCGATAGATTGGTTCCTAACAACAGCTGTTGCAGGATTAGTCCATCCGAATACTCTCATCTGTGACATATTTTCCTCCTTAGCTGTGTGTTGACATTAAATTAAGCATAAATGCATCGTTCAAAATTCTAGATACAAATGGGTGCTGCCAGCCCACTGAGCCTCTTTGATGAAGAGGATCTGCACTTCCACCAGAGCCAAGAGGTTCTACATAGAAGTCTCCAGTTTCTGATTTTAGATGTACTACCGCATAAGCTTCTTTTCCAACAATTATGTTGTTGTATACGGGTGTTGCAGCAGCAGAAACGCTTCCAATGCTCGTATAAAGCCATCTTACATTTCCGGTACTTCCCCATTCCGCATCAAGCACCGTTTGCTGTGAAGCGTAGTTACTTGAGTTAATGAATGAAGCCACTGCTTCTAGGTCATCTAACAAATTAGTATGCATAAATCCCCAGAAAGCTGGTCTTACAGGTGCTGTCGCATACGCATTAGTGCCTGTTACTACTTCACTGATCATTTCAGCATCATTACCAAGCAGAGTTTTAACTGCTGAATCAATATCAGCCTTAGTTAATTCTGTTGGCGTTCCACCGTTAATTCCGTTGCTACATTGTAGTACGGATGTTGTGCTTGCTAGCACATCTCTCACTACTTCGTCCATCGTTTGGGCTAAATTTTGTGATAATAGCCTTGCAGATTCGTTTAGGACACGATCTTCTACCGTGAGCTGCACTTGGTTTGTTACCGTCACGAAATTTCCGTAAAACGATACACGGGCCTTAATATCAGTAGCTGAAAGCGGTGCTCCTGGAGGAGTACGGCCATCCACTAAAGGAATAGGCACTGTCGAAAGTTTTGAATACCTTCTAAATACAATGGTATCTCCATTTTTTTCGGGAAGAATACGACGTTGAGCAAATTTTGCATGAATAAGCGTTGGATACGCTGTCATCAATAAAAGCCTGTCGTAATATTCTCGAACTGCTGGAGGTAACACTGCTGTTGTTGTCATAGTCATATGAAAACTCCTAAGTTACGTTTATCCAAGGTTCTGCCTAACTTCCTGCATAAAATCACTGTCGGACATGTCTTTATATCGCTTGGCTTGAGAAATAGGAGAAGTAGAGCCCATGCTCGATAACGTACCCGCCTTTTGCGAGTTATCAACTATGCGTTGTGCATCAGCGGACTTCTTTGTTCTCTTGTTCTCGCTCCGATATGTCTCGGAGTTTTTAGCCAAATAATAGGCAAGCTCATAATCCTGGGTTTTTTGCAGTGTGTTTTGCAGACCTGGGTTTTTTTTCAATACATCGGGTAAATATTTTGTGATGACTTGTTGATAGTCTGGATTCTTTTGCGCCATCTTAAGTTCTTCAATCGTCATCTGGAATTTGTTAGCCATTCCCGAAGAGAGTTTTTTAAATTCTCCTACCGTCATGACATCTCCATCATCCAGCCCATCAAAATCATCTTTCTTTGGGGGTGCTTGCGATTGTTTCACCTGAGAAAGAGCCAAATGGTCCTTTATCATTCGCAGTTCATCTTCCATCGATTGTCTTTTCGCTCTTTCAGATTGCAGCGCAGATAAAGGTACATTCTGATCTTCTTGACCAGCTCCTCCCTCTGCTTGCTCTGTTTGAGCTTGATTAGTTTCAATTGGTGGTGGAACGGCGGCTTCCAAGTTTTGTTCGCCCGAAACGTTAGGGTCTTCGTTCATACGTATAGCTCCTTTTTGATCGCCCGTTCTAGCCCCTGGTGGTTCTCAGGTTTTTATGGCTAATGTCGGCGGCACTATTTTGTTATATATGCTCCTGGAATAGAGGTAGTTTCTACGATTACCTCATCGCAGGGCTTTGCTCCTACTAATTGCAGCGCATCAAAGTCAAACGGCCTTTGAGGCATGTTGACGTCCCACTGGATTTCTCCTAAGTGGTTATCAACTTCACCTACTATCATCCCCACTTGAGGAGGCGGTTTGGTTGTGTACGCTTTAATATGCTTTATCAAGGTGGGATAACCATCTACAGCAGTCTTGGACGGTTTAGCAAATACTACAATCCAATAAGGATCCATTTTGTCCCTATTAGCAGCCACGATAGCTTGTATTTCTTTGTTGTCGTCTTCAATGATTGCATCTCGGGTCTCCCCAGTCTCTTGAACCATAAATTACTCCTTAAATACTATTTGGTAACGCTTGGGATGGATATCCCTTAGAACCGTTACTATACTTTTTGCATCTGCCCATGTCATACTTTTCAGAATTAGTTTTAATTCCCTTAACAGAACTTGCTTGCGTATTGTCCTTAAGGTTAAAACCACTTCCGTAATTAGGCTTGGCAGACATGCTTTTTTGCATTTTGTCTGTATATTTCATCTAAACCTCCGAAGGTTGTTCTTGAATTCCACTCGGGGATGCTGCTTGCCCCATTGTAGTTTGTTGCTGTTGAGGAAAAGCCGAATTCATCCGCTCTGATGAGGCGGTGACCGCTATATCCTCGGCCTTGTTCTCCTCTTCCTTAACTTTGTTCATTGCGTCCATCATTTGTGCAATCTGCATGTACTTCATTAGTCTATCGTCATCCATGGACTCTAGCTCTTTCATTGTTCTTGCTCTGTCTAGTGATGCTTGCGCTCTATTTTGTACAGCCTCTGAGTTTCTCTCCTCATGAAGACCCATATTTGCTATGCCCCTCGTGAAGTCCTCTTTAGCGCTAGCGATGTTTTTGATGGAGTTAGATTTGTTTAACTCAAGCTCTGAGTTTAATATCTGTTGTTGGATTTGCTGTTGTTTCTGCTGTTGCTGTGCTTGTTGTTGTTCTATTTTCTCTATCTGTTCGCTGTATTCGGACTTGCCTTGTAATGGTGCCGCTTCTAGTAGCATTTTCGGCGTTATTGGACTTCCTTGGTTGGCTCCTGTTAGCTGATAGAGGTCAACTAGCTGTCTAAAGTAGACTTGACGTTGATCGTCGGTTAGAACACCCTCTTGTACGCTTATATCGTACTTGATGAAGTCTTGGTTATAGAACTGACCCGATGGCTTCTCGTTTATTATTCGCTCTACTTTCTCTGGTTTCCATGTCTGTATTAGTTTTAGAGCTTTTTTGGAGATTAACTTCTGTGCATAGCGAAGGTTATCAAATAAATCCTGTAGGTTGACAATTGAAGCTCCTTGTCTAAGCATCATCATAATTCCCGACTCTTGGGCATTCTCTGTCATACCAAAAGCGGCATCGTTAATGCCTGCAATGTTCATTATGTCTTGGTCAAACTGTTTTTGTAGCTCGAACATACCTTGTGGTATCTGTGATGCCTGTATTCGCTCGATATCGCCTGGCTGTGCGTCGTCTTCCTTCCATATAACTTTTCCTTGTGAGGTCTGAAAGAGTGATCTTGGGTTGACAACCGCCGACTTTTTAGCCATCCAGCCCGCATTTATGCTAGAATCTAGGATATCTATCATTTGAGAGCGTCTACGGTTTGTTTCACGCTGTGGATCAATTTGGCATCTAACTAAAGACTGCATTTTTAAGCCCCAATGCTCTGATTCTGGCTCGAATATTGATACCATTGGCACAAAAGGGTACTCGTTTAGGCCATATTGGTTACGCTCAGTTCTCATTAGCTGGTCGTTTACAATAATGTGGCAGTCAATGTACTTTTTAGGGCGCTTTACCACGGTTAGTTGCGGGTATTGCTTTAAAAAGAAGTTAAGGCCGTCCTTATCGCCCTCCCACTCGGTAAATTCGCCTGTCTCATCGTCAACTATTACATCGACATCTTCCCAGCCTTGCTTGTAAAACTCATTGTATGCCAGAAAATCTTGGCCATTTGGTTGGGTTTGGTACGGGAGCCAGGTAAACTTATCGTCTCTTGACTGTCCTTGTTTTGCTAGTGTGTAGACATCCTTCTCTTGGCCAGGTAATAATGAAGCTCCCTGTTCTGGGGAAAGATATTTTCGTTTGATAACGTACGAGCAGTCTGAAAAGTCTAGCTGTGTGAAATAAGGATCGGCGATAAAGCCGTTATATGGCTCCCTACCAAATTTTATGTCTCCATTTATAGGATCATCTCTATAATCCATCCAAATGTTTAGTAGATTAAAACCAGTCTTTAATGCGCCCCCGAAGCCTTCCGAGATAAACTTATATCCCTCGCCATAATTAAGAGCATAAAGAAGTAATTGTGATAGTTGGTCGGCGGACTTCTGATCGGATTTTTCGGTTGGAGAAACGACAGAGCTAAGTCTATGTTTTCGTTGGTAGCCCGTAAGAAGGTTGATGTTCTTGCGAATTAAGTTAAATGAATAGGCGTTTCTTCCCTCTTCAAATAGCTTTTCCTTCTCCTGGTTGTCCCACTGGTCGCCAAGATAATACCTTAAATCTCTATCGGCTAAGGGGTAAAAGGGGTTCCAGGCTAAATATGCGTCGTTATAATATTCGTCGTACTCACGAACAATAGCATTGTCTGTGTTTAGTGCCATTTAAGTCCTCACGTGTGTTGACTCAACCTCTTGCGAGGGTGGTTCTGAGTCTTTTAAATAAAAGGAGCGGGAGCGCTAGCATTAGCAAAGTTTTAGTTTACTTGGCTCCCTACAAAGCAGGCAATTACCTACTGAGATTCCCTTCGTCGTCTTTTCTTTATTATAATTAAAATTTTATTTGTAATCAATTGAATTTTTTGCTATACAGCCGTTCCATCTCATCGGCGTCCTCTGCGGTGAATTCAGGCCTTAAGTTTTTATTAAAAAAATGTGTATATAGGGCGTAGCGCTGGGCGTCCATCGAATTTGCAACTAAGAAATTTTCTGCAAAATATTCATGGTTGTCTTCTACATGGATATTATAGACTTTTTGACTGCCAATAGTCTTTTCTTGCACAAGACTTTGAACAGTATTTTGCTTTTTTATATTTATCTGTAAAAAACTTTGATTTACAAAAAACGCATTCTCTTTGTTCGTCATCAATGTGATTAGCTCTTCTCCATGCGCTTTTACAGTTATTGCAACAAAATCTTGTTTTTGATCGCTTTCGTGTAATAGACATATTTCCGCATTGCTCGCACCAGAACTCCCTATATTCTCCTGTTGAAATGGTCTTTTTTGCGTGCTCTCTATGCCACTCCTTTCCCTCTTTGCTTCCGTGCCATTCTTTTGTAAGTGGTCGGATTTTTTCACAATGCTTTCGTCTAGCTTCTTTTTGATCTTCTGAAATATCTGTAGCATGTTTGGATAGATGTTCAAAAGCTGGTATACATTCGAGATTGTTAATGTTATTGTTGAGGGTATCTTTGTCGACGTGATGAATATGGTATCCTTCTGGAATGGCTCCATTATAGTGTTTCCAAACGTCTCTATGCAAATATCCATATCCCCTAAGGCAGTTTGATTTATGCGCTCTATAGTATCTTCTGTCACTAAGGTTTTTAGATTTTGTATAGCATCTATACTTGATTCCTTTAAATTCGATAACTTTGACCATGGTAACCACATTAAATCTGTAATTAGAATATCTGAGTGTATCAAGTGTTGTATTTCTTGCCATCCTCTATTTATTGTAAAAAACTTATGATCAGGAGTACATGTTATTTTCTTATTATATAATATAAATTCCGAACATTCTCTTTCGTTTTCAAATACATCAATGACGCCCTTGTATCCCGATCTTGTCAGGACTCTATCGCCAGGGGCAATTCGTTCTATTTGCCTTTTTCCAAAATAATGAGAAATCAAAGTTCCAGCAACAAAACAGTGGTCCCATTGCTTCAGGGGCTTGTCTTCACCTCTCTTTGAAGCTTTAGAGTCCCAAAGATAGTTGCGGTACTCTTTAAGCGTCTTATCGCAGTTAGCGCATATTTTGTACGTTC